CATAATTATAAATTGGATTCAAGTTGAACTTATGAGACGACGAATTCAATTTATAATTATGATGGTTCGCTTGTGAACCATCATAATTATAAATTGGATTCAAGTTGAACTTATGAGACGACGAATTCAATTTATAATTATGATGGTTCGCTTGTGAACCATCATAATTATAAATTGGATTCAAGTTGAACTTATGAGACGACGAATTAGATTCAAGTTGAACTTATGATACGACGAATCTAATTTACCAAATAGTTAACATATCGTTTTTATTGACGAACATTTTATTGCCTGATTTAATATTAAATACTTTTTGGAACGTTTTTTGATGTTTTAATGGTATATTTACACGTAAATGTGCTGATGAATGTGGATCATTTAATTTATGTTCTTCTTCTGCCTCTGTTCGTAATAAATATTGCCAATGTTCAGCATAATATTTATAAAAATTTCTTACATTATCGAGAGTAAGTTTATTATCAGATTTATAATTTAATGCGTGTAATGGTATTACAACAGAGCCAAAATCAGCTATATTTTCTCCTGCTGTTAGTTTTCCATTAACACCTTCGCTATCATAAATTTCAATGATCTTATTAACTTTCTTTTTAAAATTTTTTTTGTCAGTTTCGTCCCACCAATTATTAATGTTTCCATTTTCATCAAATCTTGACCCCTGATCATCAAACGCATGTATTATTTCATGAGCAATCACACTTCCAATATTAGCATAATTGTAAATATCAGATCTTGATAGATCTAAAAATGGTGGGAACATTATTGCCATCGGAAAGATTATTTCATTTTGTGTTGGATTATACAATGCGTTAACAATGAATGACGGAAAATTCCATTCGTTTGGATCTATTTTCTTATTTATTTTATTTAACGCATATTCGAAATTATTTTTGCGTAATAATATGGTGTTAAGTATAATACTATCATTTAGAGTAACATGATTGTAATCACGTGGGTTTGATTCACTATAAGATAATTTTAATCGTATTTTTTCTAATTTTGTAATTGCTTTTTGTTTTGTTTCATCACCCATCCATGACAATTTTATTATTCTTTCGTGTGTCGACTTTTTTATGTTGTTCACTAATTCTTCCATATATTTACGTTTCTTATCATCGAAATGTTTTTTTGCAAATATTCTACTCAATGGATCATATAATAATGTACATGTGAATGATGTCGCTTGTGTTAATAATGGTTTATGTGTTTTTTGACCTTTAATTGTTTTAATGAAAATATCAAAATGAAGATCTTTTAAATGTTTAGTTGTTAAATGCATGTATGATATAATTATTTGATATTTAAAATAATTCTTCCATTGTTCGACTGAATATTCATGTAACAAACGTTCTAACTGTTTAAAATAATTAGTATTCATATCCATATTATGTTCCATTATTATCGTCTTAAAACTATCTGACATGACATTATTATTTAATTGTTGTAGTGTGTCAAAAAATGATTTTAAATATAGTTTCGGATATATATTAATGACATCATCATATTTATATTGATGATAAACATCATTAATATTTCGCTTAGTTTCATTTTCCATCAATATAATTGATAATTTAGTTTCGATATCAATTATTAGTGACGCCATTTTTTCTATTTCATTATTTGATAAATCCGTAAAAAGTTCCTTATACAGTTGGCAAATAAAATTATAATACTTTTGTTTGACAATCATATCCTTGTAATATTTTTTATTCGGTAATCCAACCGATGGTTGGTTAATATATAAAATATAATCAGAACTTGAAAATATATTAGAATCAATCGTAATATCAAATAAAATATTAACATTTATTGATAATAATAATGTTGATGTACTAATTAGATCAGGATAAGAAATTATTTTATCAACAATACTTAAAATATCCATCATCTCACGTAAACAATTTGACTCTTTATAATTTTCATTTAAATATGATTTAAATAACTGTGTTGCAAGTGGGTACTCATTATTTTCAAGCATATTTTTAAGTTCATCATTAATATTCATCTGTGTTTGTAAAAAATGCGTGTATCTTATTTCGTCATCAGGTATTTTATTATTCATCAACCATTCATAATTTATATATTTATAAAAATCATCAGAATATTTTGGTTTGTTACTAATACTCATATATATTATTGTTATACATTAATTTTATCGAATAATGTCATCAAATAATAATACAGACGCCTCTCGCCACCATGTTTTAATAATTTTATTCCATTTGATGATTTGACATTATTTATATGTGTTGTTGGCATTGTTTTTATTATATTGATTATGTCTTGAAATTTATCATTCCCACCAATAAAATATTTAGTTCCTTGTGTTGATTCATAAAATATGACAGGAAACGTTTTATGATCACCAACATTTAATTTATCAAAAAAACTTTTTTTATCACTTGGTGCTATATTTACCCAATTTATTTCTATGTTCGCACTATTTTTCATTTTTTTAATTTTTTCCAATGTTTCAGCCGTCATAATCGAATATGGACAATCAATTTTACAATACGCAATAAGTTTTCCCATACAATATAATATTAAATTAGGTATAATTTTGATTGAAATTTTGTTAATATAAATATTATGGATATCAAAAATATAATTATATTAATTTGTATAGTTTTAGTGCTTTATTTTGCATATGTGTATTATAAAAAATATATTGATGACAAAAATAAACCGAACTTATTAAAACAAGAACAAAAAGAACAACAAGAACAACAAGAACAACAAGAACAACAAGAACAACAAGAACAACAACAACAAGAACAACAACAACAAGAACAACAAGAACAAGAACAACAAGAACAAGAACAACAAGAACAACAAGAACAAGAACAACAAAACGATACGTCATGTGAAATTGATGATAGTGAAAATGATATAATTGATAATTATATTAAATCAAATGAAAGACCACATGTTTTTTTGGACGTTTCTGTTAATACAGAAAAAATTGGTAGAATTATTATAGAATTATTTGACGATATCGTTCCAAATACAATTGAAAATTTTATATATTTAATTAAAAATAAATATAATGGATCAAAATTTCATAGAATCGTCAAAGATTTTATAATTCAAGGAGGTGATTATATTAATGGTGATGGAACAGGATCTAATTCAATATATGGTAAATCATTTAATGACGAAAATTTCATTGTTAAACATGATTCAAAATACATTGTCTCAATGGCAAATTCAGGACCAAATACAAATGGATGCCAATTTTTTATAACATTAAACCCATCATCACAATTAAATAATAAACACGTCGCATTCGGTAAAATTGTTGGTGATGACTCTGAAAATGTTGTTGACCAATTAAATAATGTGTTAGTAGACATAAATGATAAACCGATCGCAGATTGTGTTATAAGTGATTGTGGTGTAGTGTAAAGAAAACCATCACTCCTAATTGATTATTATGATAGTTTTTAAGCAAACCATCATAATAAAAAATTGCATAAGTAAGTCATTATATAGTATTTCATAAAATATTATATAATATATCATATGGATGATGCGTATGAACTTGCTATCACATGTATACCAGAATTATTAGTACCAAGCGGGAAAATAATAATAGATGGGTACATAAATAATAAATTGGTAAAAATATTAATCGATACAGGGGCAAATAGTTCCGTTATTTTTACAAGTTCAATCAACAGATTAAATTTAAATGATATTGTTGATGACGAAGTTGATATAAAATTAAATGGAATTGGTATGAAAAAAATACATAAAGCGGAAGGAATAATTTGGTACATTGAATTATTATTAGCCAATTATAATTTTCCTATCGCATTAATAGTATCAGCAAGTACAAAATTAAGTAATACAATTGATATTGTTATAGGGTCTAATTTCCTACAAAAATATGAAGCACAAATTGATTTCAAAAATATGATTATTAAATTTAGTGATAAATATGAGTTGTCGTTTGATTATAATTAATTAATATTATTTCCTTAAATGTTTAACGATCGTGATTTGTTCTTCTGATGATATATCATCATTTAAATTATTTTTAATTGATTTTTGCGAACTGTCAATGAAACGTATGACTGCTGTTATACTTAGATCTTGGTCAAATTTTATTTCCTTACCTTTTGAATCTGTAAATTTAAGATTTATTTCATTTAATTCTGTTATGACTGGAGTATATATTATTTTTTTCGATTGATTTGGTTGACCTAAAATATATTGCATGACTGGTTTCGTCTCATTAATGTTTGATATAAATATATTAATAAATTTATCATTTTTAAAGTCATAATTTTTAACACCATTATATTTATTCGATCCACTAAATTTAGTTTTATATTGTGACGGGAACCCAAGATTATTAAATAACGTATCATCATCAAATATCATATCAAATTTATTATCTGATTTGAATGTTATAATGTTACTATTTTTATTAAGTGATATTACGATTTCATATTTAGATAATACTTTATTTAATATTTCAAGTAGATCTACAATATTATAGTTTCCGACAGCAATTATTAATTCAATATCATTATTTTTTTGGTTAACAATTATCGAATCATCAATATCAGTATCAACATTATTTATTTCCTTCGTTAACTTAAAACGTAAATTATTGTTATTCGAATTGATATTATATTTCATGAACGGTAAATCAATATCCTTAAGCTCAATACTTGTCACTTTTTTACATGGCGAATGTAATGCATTGTTTAATGTGCATAATATTATTGATTCTTCAGCATTCTCGAATTTAGTCATATTTTCACCAATCATTTTTTTAATAGATGCGTCTAAATCTTGTTTTTCTTTAATCTTTGATGCAATATCTAATTGTGTCGCTTTTAAGTTTTCTACTTGTTTAACTGTTTCTTCTTTTACTTTTTCTAATTGATTTATTTTTGGATCATCTGATACATTATTTTTGATTTTTAGTAATAATTGTTTCATCCTATCCTGTAACTGTATGTTGACACGTTTAAGTTCTTCTTTTTCTTGATCTTCTTCATTATCATCATTACGTCTAGTTTTGTGATGATTGTCATCATCATTTTGTTTAATAAATTTAGATTTAACATTTATTGGTCTATCTTGTTCATCATCACTATTTTGTTTAATAAATTTAGATTTAACATTTCTTGGTCTATCTTGTTCGTCATCACTACGTTCATCACTATTTTGTTTAATAAATTTAGATTTAACATTTCTTGGTCTATCTTGTTCGTCATCATCACTATTTTGTTGTTTTATATTTTTTTGTATTTTCTTTGTGGTTTTATTAGACGACTCGTCGAATTTACGATTTATAATGTCATACATATTATCATAATTATCATTTAAATTTCCTTCTTTACTATTTTCATCATCATTTTTTACATTTCTATTATTTCTTTCATTATTGTTTCTTTCGTCGTTTCTTCCATTGTTCTTCTCATTATTGTTTCTTCCATTGTTCTTCTCATTATTGTTTCTTTCATCATCATCTTTTGTATCTCTATGTTGTGTTATTTTTTTAAATTGATCTTCAATATCAGTATTTTTTGCTGTAAAAAATTTTCGTAATTGTGGATCTTTTTCATTGATTCCAGTATTCATAATATTTAAATTTCCTTCACCTTCTTCGACATCATCATACGAGCTGAACCCCCGATTCATTGTGCTTGGTAATTCATTTGATCCAATAATACCAATTTTACTTTGTGGGTTGTGGGAAAATTTTAATTTTTTATTATTCAAATCGGCACTCCACGAAAATTTTTTTTTTTCAAAATCACGTGATTCTGTTTGTGGCTTTAAAACTTTGTCCTGATCCTGATCATCATCTTCTTCGTTTTGATTTTGATTTTGATTTTGATTATTATGTTGTCTTCCATTATTTCTTGAATGTTCCATCGCTTGAATTTTGTTTGATGTGTCATCATCATCTTGTCCCCTCTTTTTAATTTTCATCGTAAAATTTGGTGTTGGTGGGCGTTTATTGCGTTCACCCATAAGATTCATTCTTTCTTCTTCGATACGTTTAAAACGATCTTCTATTGTTTCATCTTCATTACTATCTCTATTCGTTCCTTTTCCAAAGCCTCTATTATCGTTATCATTAGATCTTTGTTTGTCTGTGGTTTTATTCCCAGATGGATGTGCACGTTGTGAGATCATATTTGGACGTCCAGCTAATAAACTACTACGTTCGAATGTAGCTTGTGAGAATTTATCACCATCGAAATGTTGATCATTTGGATCATTACGTTGTGTGCGTTGGATTGGTTTCTGTGGATAATTTACTTTTGTTTTTTTATTTCCGGTACTTTCTTTTATTATTTGATCGACGATTGTATTTGTTATTTCGTTAGCATTATTTTTATTTATATATTGTTTATATTTATCAATTTTGTTAAGTATATTTTTAACGATGTATTCTCTATTATCTTCTGCTATCTTAACTTGTTTTTTTACTTTAATTAATACATTATTTGCGATTACGCGTATTGTGTTTGACATATCAGACATTTTTATATTAATCAATAAAGGAAATTTCCATCAAAATTAAACTAATTTCATTTCATATTTTTTTTTTTCCTATTCTCCATGATCATAACTAAATCTAACATATCATCATTATTAACTTGATCGGTTGTCATCTCCTTATATAATGGTATCGGTTTTGGAATTGGTTCGTCCATTTTTTTGACAATCGTTTTATTTGAATCATCAATAAAAATATCTTTCTTATTATTTTGTTTTTTTGGTACAATCTGCTTAATAAAAATCGATTTATTTTTTGGAGAGTCTGAACTATCAATAAAAACATCATTTTTATCTTTTTTACATTTCGTACTATTTATAAATATTTCATTACTATCAGATGAATTAGTTGATGACGTTTTTTTAGGTATCTTATTTGTGGTCGTTTTCAAAAATGTATCATTCGATAATCTCTGATTTAAAATATCTTCTTTTGCTTCATCTAAATGTGATCTATAATATAAAACTCTATCCCAAAACTGTTTATATAAATGTTTATTATCGTCAAACCATTTTTGTTGTCTAGTAACTAGTTCGTTATGTGATGTCATTAGTTTCCAATAAACAATCCTACTAAATTTATAATCTTTAGTAATTTCTGGATATTGGTTATCTAAATCTTTAATTGTATCGTTAGCCCATTTAATATTTTCATCATTAGTCATTAAAAGTGTTGGTGGATATATATATTTTCCATACCATATAACCATATCACCCTGCGGTACAACGGATCTATCAATTGGTAATAATTCAATAATTGCCCCCTTTCTTAATCTCATATCCATTCTTGATTTAATATGATCAACATTCACAAGAGTATGTTCGTCTTGATTTTTAATGAAATTTTCTGTATGTGATGGATCATCAACTGGGTCCTTAATAAATTCGTCAACTGTTTTATATTCAGTGATATGGCATTGCCAAAAATGACAATCCGGTAAATTACAACATTCTAATTGCACTTGAACTTGTATCCAATAATATTCAGGTATGATATCTCCACAAATTTTTCCCTTAATTAATATTACTCTTGATGGTGGGCACTTAATTTCTAACATAATCCCTAATAACGGATTTATTTTTCCATCTAACGTTAATGCCATTGATATACCATCAGGACTAGCTCCTAAATAAGAAATCGTTGGATGTTCAATCAATCCAAATTCCCCAACTTTAGTGTTATATTGATGTTCATATATCATATTTGCTATTTTTTCATATTTTTTTCCATGGTATACAAATTTATTTTCTTTAAATTTTTCCCCCAATCCGACTTTATCTAATAGTATAGCTTTAATTGTCGACCCAGAATGATGGCATCTCCCAATCGCTGCACCACAACTACTAGCTGTCAACATTTTAAGTCTTTTTGCGAACCATTTATCTGATTTCTGTGCTGGTTGTTCTAAACCCGCTAAATGTTCATAGATCGCAAATAATCTTTTTTGTTCTTCATCTAATAAAAGATCAAAAAAGATTTTTCGATGTTCATCGTAAAATGCATCCCGTTCTTTACATGTTTTAAATCGTAAATTAGTGAAATCAATAACATGCGTACTATTATTTAATTTATTGATATCATTTTGTTTGATCTCAATAGTAAAAGATTTCATTACAATCAAATCATCAATTTTATCAACCAAATATGAAAGCTCAGGATAAAATATATCAATCGACTGTTTTACCAAAAATTTAAAATCATGAAACGTTTTATGTGTGAATAAATAATCGTCATCATCTGAAAAATAACCATATACTGTTTTAATTATATGATTTAAATTATTAACATCTGTTTCATTCATTAGATTGCTTTGTTATATGTTATTATATTCTAATGTGTTTATAACATATAAATAAAATATTCAATTTTTTATTTATTCAGTTCGGTTGTGACACTACCGAACTGAATATTAAACAATTATATGCCAGTTTAGAAAGCGTGCTTTCTAAACAAATGCAATTTTTTATTTATTCAGTTCGGTTGTGACACTACCGAACTGAATATTAAACAATTATATGCCAGTTTAGAAAGCGTGCTTTCTAAACAAATGCAATTTTTTATTATGATGGTTTGTTTACGAACCATCATAATAATAAGTTAGGTTCGAGTCGAAATTATGAGACGATGAATTCAATTTTTTATTATGATGGTAACTTATATATGGTTAACTAATTATATAACGGGCGATGTATGCATCTGGTGAATTTATCATGTTTATTATTTACATCATTAATGACTAAATGATATAAAATAAATGTGTATGATAAATTCACCAGATGCATACATTGCCAGTTTCAATAAATTAATAGTAAAAGTATATTTTTTATGATGTATCTCATTCACGATAACATTAAATTTTATATATTCGCCTTATGTTCTGCGACAGGTGTTCGACATACTGGACACATATAATTACTTTCCAACAACCATTTATCAATACATTCGGAATGAAACACATGATTGCATTTAACACATCTAACTTTATCTGTTTTTTCAAAATTACATTGGCAGATAGTGCACATTTCATTTATTTTTTTAATGTTATCTGATAAATTTTCATAATCAAGAATTGGAATCTTATCTAATTCTTCTTTAGGAACAGTTAATTTAATGGAATCATTTTGTTGAAGTGGTATCTGCATTTGTAATAATAATGGGATGTCTTCTGGATTTATTGGCATTGACGCAATTACACGAAGATTACCGCCATATGATTGTGGTATATCAACACCAATCCTAATATTTGATGCATTAAATATATTGTCATCATTTTCTGATTCCTCTGTTGTTTCACTATCATCAAATGTATCATCTTCATTTTCTTTTTTTTCTACGTTGTCTTCTTTTATTTCATTTTCTTTGTTTTCTTCGCCACTATTAATATTATTTCTATTTAAGTTCAAAGTATTTGATAGTGATTCGAATAAATTCATCGCCATATGCATACTTTGATCAAATTCTTGTTGTTGGTCAAATTTTATGTAATACATAGTTATTATCGCACGTCTAACATGATCCATTATAATATCAAAATTATCTGGAAGGTTATTAAAAATCATATGATTTGCGATACCATTATAAATTTCTTCGAACGTAAAATTATATTGTGGATCACTTAATTTTTTAGCTGTCTCAAAATATAATTGTTCTTTTGAAATATCGTCTGGAAAATCTTGATAAATATTAGGAATAATAGTATCTTCAATTAAATTTATTATATTTTCATTAACGATATTATAGGACGTATCTGCTAAAAATAATAAATTTTGTGGGTAATTTTTATTATTAATCATTTGTATAACATCATCATTGTTCATAGGATTCGGATCAATGTCATTTATATTATTTTCACTATTGTTACTGCTGTCCATTGTATTTAAGATATATTATATAATAGTATTATTTTAATTTAATTTTTCAATTTTTCCGTTGTCTTATTATAATGATATCAAATATATTCGAAACATCAATTAAACAATTAATAATTTATTTTGTCAGTTGTTTAATTATAATATATATCGCAACTGTTGCGAAAGCATCTAATAATTTTTCATATGTATATATTGCTTCATTGATACTCATTGTTTATATTGCATATCAACAAATTATTAAAAAAGAACGAACTGAAAGTAAAGTCAATATCAGAATTGATAAAATAAATTTATTAGGATTAGATAAGTCATCATTAATAACAAGGGATGATAATCTTATTGATATACTTTATGATGGAAAATTTATTAGACAAAAATCTAATAAAATATACAATGATTTACTTAACTATATAGAAACATTTTTAATCACATATGAATCATTGAAGCGCAATAAGAATGATATATTTTTGAATCCAAATGATATGGTTAAACCATTAAAATTAACTAAAGTTCATAAAAATATATTAATAAATGATTTACGTGACCAGTTAGAAAGAATAATGAAACACATAGGAAGTTTCGTTCATATAATGCCACATGAAACAAATTATTTAGATGGTTATTATAAGTTTTGTCAATTATTAAGATCACATTTAAGTAGATATTATAATAGGATATTATCCGACAACAATTTTGAAGATCACACATCACAATATTTATTAAATAGGTCGTCAGAAAATAAATATGATTTTATTTGGTGATCCAATCTCTATACTTAATTATTGATATGTATAACATGACCATAATCAAGATGATGATAAATATTGATATTCGTCTATAATTTTTATTCACAATTTTACTTAGTTTCCCAAAACTAAAACCATCTATACTAAAAATCTCAACAATCATATCGAAAAAATCTAAAAATAATGCACTTTTAAATTGTCCAATCGTCAAATCATCATGGTCAATGTTTACATCTTTAATTTTTAATAATCTAATTTTTTCGCGCGTTCGACGTAATTCTCTTGCAATATCATTCACTTTATTAACTTGTTTATTAAATGAATTTAAATCAAATACTCCGCCATGTATATATTCATCAACCCTAAATTTACTTTCAAGTTTATATTGATCTGACAATAATTGATCTATTTTCTTAAGTTGAACAATATTACTTTCAACATCCGGAAATTTATATTGTCTAAATTCTAAATAATCCATCTATATAATATAGTCGCATTTTTATTGAAATATAAAAAATTAAAACGTCGTTTCGTAAACTCAACTTAATCCCAATTTTTATATAGATAGGTCGTTGCTAGTAACGACCTATCTATATAAAAATTGAAATAAAAAAGTGTAAGAAATATAAATATATTATAACCTATATAATATATTAATAATGCTTCCTATACGATGTTTTACATGTGGTCATGTTTTAGGTCACCTCGAAATAAAATTAGAAGATGGATTAAATGAAATAGATAATAATACTAAATTATCTGAAGATCAGAAAGCACAACATAAACGTGATTTAATAGATAAACTTTACGGTGATATTGATAAACCAATTGATGAAAGTTTAAAAGATATTGATGATGATAAAAAATTATCTAAAGAACAAAAATTGACGGCAAAATTAAATTTATCGAACAAACAAAAAAAATGGAAAACACGATATTGTTGTAGATCACGATTAATAAGTTATGTTGATCTAATTAAAGTTGTTATTTAATTATTCCCGATTTTGTTAATAATTGTTTTACTTTTATTAAATCACTTTTATATTTAGTATTTTTTTCTTGTAACTCCACTATAATATTTTTTAATTTTATAATTGTGTTTCTATATCCATTAATTTCTGTATCTTTGATATCAAGCTCATTCTCATAAAATTTTTTAATTTCGTCAGATGACATTTTTTTATAAATAATAGCATTTCCAAGTTGTACAGACCATGTGATTTTTCCATTTGATAAAACTATATATTTACCACCAGCATCAATATTAATTATTTTTCCGCCATATCGAAATAATTTTTGTTTAATATTTCCTTGCTTAATGATTTGATAATATCTTATTTCCATCATGAGACGTAAATCTTTATTATCAGTGACTTCTTCATATTCTTCCAATAAAATATCAATATCTTCTTGATTTAATTTACTTTGGACGTTGTCATTCAAATTATCATATTTTTTATTTTGTATTCTATTAGGTTTTTTATTCATTATTAATATTATGATAAAATCTTTTTTATATTTATTAAATATAATAAACATTATATTATATTTAATCATCATCTCTAAACGTAATTTTTCGTTCTTTTCGTTTCGCTATCGCATAATTATCCATATTTTTTTTTAATTCATGTCTTTCTTTTTCTAGACGATCTTGTAGTTCTGTGTTATTTACATGATTATTTAATATGATATTAACATTATTTACCTTCTCTATTTTTTTTGCGTAAATTGTATATTTAAGAAATCTCATGTTCCAATATATGTTAGTTTTTAACACCAAAATCATGTTGACTATTTTATCACTATTTATAATATTTATTAGGAAACCACCATTACACATTTTTTCTTTGACTCTTTTAGTGCCTTCGTCATAATATTTTTTAATATATTTGATATGCATTCCAGGTTTCAAAATATTAACATTGTCTCTAGTTATTAATATATAATCATTATTTTGGTTTTCATCATTATTATCGATTAATGATAATATTTTCTTCCAGTCCATTACTATTTGAATCTTAGAAAATTATTTTTATCATTTACGAACACTTTACAATTTTAGATGGATCACAAATTTCATCATTTTCTGTATCGTCTTCAGTTTCATCTTCATAATCATCGTCATCACTTTCATGTTCGTTATCTGATATACAATCATCTGTGTTTATGATAGAATTATTATCTTTAATTTTTTCCAATATTTTGTCATAAATTATATTGTCAGCAAACATACCATCATACATAGTTGATTTAGTGTCTTTTTCAGTTATCGATTGTTTAATTTCTACATATTTTTTAAATTCATCTTCATCATCCAAATGAGAATATTCTCCATCTTGTTTTAATTTTTGGAAAATTATAAAATTGGTTTTGAAATCAATTGGTATATTATCAATATCTCTTTTCTTTTCTGATATCTCATTCATAAATATATTAAATGTATTTTTATCGACTTTAAATTTACGTAGATCATTATCATGTTTTTCTTTTTTTTTTTTATGTTCTATTTCGAGTAAACTACATTTATGTTTGCTGTCAAGAAATTCATTCATTTGTTCTTCATATTTAATATTTTTCGTATCAATATTCTCTTTTTCTAACTCAATTTGTGCACGCAATCTATTAATTTCTTCATTTAAAATTTTATTATGCGGATGTTCTTGTTTTTGTGTTTTTTGATGTTCTTGTGCTTGTCGTTTTTTAATTAATACTCTTTTTGTTGTTTGATTACGTTGGTTATTTTTAGTGCTGACATCGCTTTGTTTTATGTATATATTTTTATTCATATTATTTATTTCAGATGAATCAATCGAGTGTTCGTCTGATTGTTCGTATGGAATAAATACATTAATATCAGATTCATTATCTCTCCGTAATAATACTTCTAATTCGAATTTTATTCGTGATATCGTAACATTATTAATATTTATTTTCATATTTTTTTCATCATACAGGTCAAGTGTTTTAGAATTAATATGGTAAGAATTTATTGGGTAATTATTATCATATTCTGTGATCTTGATATCATTTATAATATTTATTTTATTTTTGTCACAGTACAATATGATTCTGATGAATGACATTATTGTATGATACATACATTCTAATGCATCACAAACAGCTAATATATTATCATTTTTTGTTACAATAAAAACCATTATATATTATACGTTATCATCTTTTTATATCCGCACAAACGAATTATATATTTATCAAAAAAAGTTGATATTTTATTACATTAAACAGATTTGATATATTATAATAGTATCTATATATAATGAATCCTATTATTCCTAACACCAGCCACAGTCCAACTAACAAAAAATATTATAAAAGATATCATAAAACTGATGTAAATAAGTCGCGACATCAACAATTTATGCAACAATTACAACAATTACAACAAACTCAACAAATTAATCATATTCAACAAATGCAACAATTAAATCAATTGCAACAGTCGCAACAGTCACAAGAATTACAAAAAATGTTGACACTACAAAAGCAACATACATTAAATCCTCACGCGAGTCCATTTACGCCGAAACAAAATAATGTCAATCAGAAAGAAAAACAAAATAGGATCGAATTCATTAATTTGGACATTGCCGATGTTATTAAATCAGACAAACCATGTAATTGCCCATCTTGTCAACGTAAACGATCACATGAGCCAAATAAAAATCAGATGACTAATATAATTGATGGACAAAATATGATGTCAAACAAATCTGAAAAAAATAATTCAAATAGGTTGGAAGATGTTTTTAGGGCATTATTAGGGTTACAAGATACAGGAGAAAACGATGAAACAGATGAGGAAACAACTAAATTAAAAGTTAAAACATTCGATTTAACTGCGGAGTATGAAGAAATTCCTAAAAAAATTTCAACGATTGATGATTTGATTGAATTATCAAAATTATATGATGAAACTAAACCAGAATTAATGAATAAATATACGTTTGATCTTAAACGATTAGTCGCTATGAAAGAACCGTTAATCGAACTTAAAAACATGATTGGGATGGAAAGCGTTAAAAAATCTATCGTAAGACAGATTTTATATTTTTTACAAAGCATTGAAGAACAACAAGATATGTTACACGTTGTGATTACCGGATCGCCTGGAACAGGTAAAACTAGTTTGGGTGTAATTTTAGCGAAATTATATCACGCGATGGGTATTATAGATAGTAAAACATCGACAAATCCATTAACTGGGAAACCAGAAGATTTTACATTCAAAATTTATAAACGTGCTGATTTAATTGGACAATATTTGGGTCATACTGCAATCAAAACACAGAAAGCTATTGACGAATGTTTAGGAGGTGTCATGTTTTTAGATGAGGCTTATTCGTTGGGTCATGATGAAAAATCAGATATATATACGAAGGAATGTGTTGATACTATTAATCAAAATCTTTCAGAGAACAAGAAAAAATTTATTCTTATTATTGCTGGTTACGCCGAACAACTCGATAAATGTTTTTTCGCACATAATGAAGGTCTTAAACGAAGATTCGCATTCAGATACGATATTGAGAAATATACACTAGTTGAGTTATCTAAAATGTTGGAACTTAAGATTAAATTGAGTGGGTGGAATTTGGATAGTACTGTTGGAACAAAAGATATTTTGAATATTATAGATGGGTCTGAAAATATGTTTAAAAATTTCGGTGGTGATATCGAATCTTGGTTGTTCCATATCAAAATCGAACATGGTATGCGTATATTTGGTAAACACCCAAAACTTCGTAAAATATTAATTTTGAATGATCTTAAAAATGGTTTAGATCAATTTAAAATCGCAAAAGAAAACAAAATAGAAAAGAATAAATCTGAAATGGATAAAATAATCGCGTCAACATTATATATATAAAAAACATTTAATATACGCGTAAATTATTTTATGATATATATAATATAATCACTAAATGTCAGAATCCATCCCTATTAATTCAATCGAAGGATCAGAAACTTTTGACGACTTAGATAGTTACAGTCGTAGTCGTAGTCGTAGCCGAAGCCAAAGTCGCATGTGCCCATACTGCAAATGTGCTCATTGCAATTGCAGACGTGGAAAGAAATTACGTGCATTACGTCGTAAAATGTGCCGTAAAATGTGCCCACATCGTAAATGCAACTGTGGTATGTTAGTTAAAATTATGCTTGGTCTTATTCTTGCATATATTATTTATGTTGGATATCAAAACATGGATAAAATTAGAGCTACATTGAAAGTTTAAATTAAATTAATATATTATTTTAATTTAAACAATAAACGATTGACATAACTATAACTATAATTATGTTAAAAGATAAAGGCGCGTTGATGCAATTAGTCGCGTTTGGTGACTCAAATTTGTATTATAATTATGATTCAGCATTAAATGTAAAACAATTAAGTGCAACATCAAATCATGATTTATTAATTGACTATGATACCGATGCAATCAAATTTCATACAATTATAATTCCGACAGATGTCAATATTGATGATATCACTTCATTCACAATTAAATGCATATGCAATGATAGTGCAGTAATCTTATTCGAAATACCATTCAGACTATTATATGATTTATCGGTTAAAAAAATTAAGGGTGATAAAACATGTATCACGTTAAATGATAGCATCACAAATATATTTGAAATTAATGAATATGATGAATTCCGTAAATATGTTCAAAGTTTACCAAAGGATCAATGCCATGACACACATAACTTTAAACATAAAAATAAAATTCAGGAAAATTATATGATGAATTATAATTTTCCGCTTGTAGCTTTATATAAAAGTAAAATTAGTTTATTTATTACATCGAAAATAGATATAAAATATGATGTATTAATTCAACGACAATTTTTAAACACACAAAAAAGACATCATGTCGCGTCAAATGATCATGGATACTATATAAATTCTTTCGGACATCAATCATTTAATTATCAAAATTTCCAATTTGTAGGAGATCATCCAACAACAGGATTATTTATAAAAACGAAAAATAAACTAACGAACTTTAAATTAAATTTGAATGATATTGAATTAATTAATTATGATGAATTAAAAATTGATGTATTGACAGAACTAATTATTGATCAACCTAATAATTATTTATATTGGATTCCATTTGAACCAAACAAAAAATGGGATATAGATAATTATTCTAGCGATCCACCATGTTGCATCATTAGTTTGAATTTGTCGAAAATATATAAAGTTAATATTGAATTAAACACTGTTGATAATATATACGATGGATGTGTTTATTCACTGTCTAAAAATATTATGAGAATATATTGTGGAATCGCTGATCTTCAATATTTGAACAATTAATTACGTTAACTCATATTAGTCCTAATTTTTTATATATCCAATATGATGTTGTCGTATTGGATATATAAAAAATTAATATTATTGCGTTAAGGAATTATTAAAGTTGAAACATCATAAAAAACATATATATTTTTTGTTAATTTAATGTAGCGGGCGACTGTGGCGATGTCATCATCTGGTAGATTTATCATTTTTATTATTTGCATCATAAACATCTATTTTATATCATTTAGTTATTTATGATGCAAATAATAAAAATGATAAATCTACCAGATGATGACATCGCCTGTTATATAATTAGTTAACCATGTTTAAGTTTTCATATATTTAAGTATATATGAAAAATCTATGAAATTTTGTATGTTAGTGGTTATAATTCCTTATCGAAATAATATTGATAAAAAATTGAAACCATCGTCTCATAAATTCGACTCGCCCCCAATTTTTTAATATTCAATACTGCAATGCAGTATTGAATATTAAAAAATTGAATAATTAAACCTATGTAATATCTATAATAATTTACTTACATAACGCAATGGAAATCGAAAATATCTTTAATGAGCACACTATCAGTGACACTGATATCGCTAAAATTTCAGCTATCATCCAAATTGTCTATCAAAAATTCACTTCAAATGAAATCACATCCCGTGACAAAATCGTAAAGTTCATTGGTAAACTTGGTAGAGAGCGTAAAATTATCCCTTCAATCCCTAACATTCAACGTGTTTATCGATTGATGGTCACGAAAAATGAAATTCCTAATAATAAACAATTTGAAGATCTTTTCAGAACCAAAGTTATTAGAAGTATTTCTGGTGTTGTTGTGATTACCGTTTTTACGTCACCATACCCCGAAACATTATCTGGTGTTCAACGTTTCAGTTGTAAATACAATTGTTTTTATTGTCCTCAAGAACCTGACCAACCAAGAAGTTATTTGACGAAGGAGCCAGCAGTTGCTCGTGCTAATCAATGTCATTTCGATTCAAAGGAACAATTTTATGAACGTTCTAAAGCTTACATTGAAATGGGTCATCCACTTGATAAAATTGAATTGATTGTATCAGGTGGGACATTTACATCTTATCCACGCGAATATATTGTTAACTTTTTCCGTGATCAATTTTATGCTGCCAATACTGTCGTCGATAAATTTGATGGAAAAGATCTTAGGCAACCACTGAGTTTGTACGAAGAACAAATCATTAATCAAAATACGTCTGATGTTAAAATCATTGGAATTACCATCGAAACGCGTCCAGATCAAATTAATAAGGATGAGATGATATTCTTTAGGACGCTGGGAGTAACGAGAGTACAAATCGGCGTTCAACATATCGATGATCGCATCTTGACGTATATTAATCGTGGTTGCACGAATCAAGACACGATCAATGCCATCAAGATGTTGAAGACTGCATCTTTCAAAGTGGATGTTCATATTATGCCAGATCTGCCGCATCCCGAATCCATAACGCAACAAGAAATGATTGATCTTGATCGAGACATGTTTAGGCAAATCATCGAGAAACCTGATTACCAATCAGACCAATATAAAATATATCCATGTACGATTGTTCCCTATACTAAGATCAAGGAATGGCACGAGAATGGATCATATCAACCATACGCAAATATACATGAAGACGGGACCAACCCATTGGTCGAATTATTGGTAAATGTCAAAAGTCACGTCAAGCCTTGGGTGAGGATCAATCGCGTAATTCGCGATTTTTTATTAGAACACATTATATCTGGAAATAATGTTACATCTCTTCGTGATGTCATTCAAAACGAGATGCGAAAACGAAAAATTATTTGTAATTGTATTCGATGCAGAGAAATTAAAAATAAAGATGTTAAAATCGATGAATTTAAATTGATTATTCGGCAGTATGATGCGTCTGATGGCGATGAGTTTTTTATTTCATTTGAGAATGATCATAATATTATTGGAATGTTGAGATTGAGAATTAACAAAAATTTTATCAATGAATACTTTCCAGAGCTCTCTGGCTGTGCAATGATCAGGGAATTGCATGTTTATGGACAAATGTTAAATCATGACGACATCAACAATGGCGGTAGCGTTCAACATTTGGGCATTGGTAAGATGCTTTTAAATGAAAGTATAAATATAACTAGACGTCATGGTCTAAATAAAATATCAGTGATCTCTGGGATTGGTGTTCGTAATTATTACATCAAACAAGGATTCAAATTGTGTGAGACATATAACAATGAACAAGTACATGGCGGATTTTTGATTCGTCAGTTGCCTACATTTACAATATTATAAAAAATTTATCTTCATTTAATATATAAATAATGGGAAACATTTTTGATACAGATAATAATGATCATCATGAAAAACGTATTCATGTATATCCAAGACATCATGTAGAACATATGAAAAAAACAGATAAACCGCAAAATTTATTAGATCCGAAATTAATTAACGTTAATAGAATGTCAGGATCTATATCAGATAAAGGTAATGAATTCGCAGATCGTATTTTACATCTAAATACACCAAAAATACTACACAAACTAACGAAAATGTCAGATATAAATAAAATGGAGAAACAAAATAATTTATTAAAGAAATTGCTAGAATTAGAGTACGAAAAAAATTCTAAATTAATGACATTATTGAAATTAAAATAAATTATATTTGGGCTTTAGTTTTCGGTACATAACCGAATATCACTAATTGTTTTTTGCAGTTTCCAATATATTTTTTGAGATCAATTAATTTGTTATCAAAATTTGGATCCATTTTATTTAATATTACCATAGGTTTTTGAATTTTAACATTTGGAAAATATTGTTTGTGGTTTATTAAAAAATTAGTAAATTGGTCATATATTTTTTGATTTGTCATAATACTTGATTTTGTTTTGTAATTCGATATCTGATGTTGGATCCATTTTCCTAACATATTAATTTCTTTATTTTTATTAGATTCAGACGGTCTTTTATGGTTTTCATCAATATATTGTTTAACTCGTACTAAATTAGTTCCCCATTCATCAACATTCAAAATAAAATATTTTTTATATTTATCATTATTTAAGAACGCAGACCATTGATCATATATTTCCTGATTCGACATAATTTGTATCTTCATTTTGTAATTCCTTTGTTGTGTGTTAATCCATTGTCCCAATGTTTTTATTTTTTTATTTTTATCATAATTTGATGGTCTTTTATGATTTTTGTCTATATACTGTTTAATTTGTTCGAAATTATTATTCCATTCTTTTTCGTTTGATAAAAAATATATTTTATATTTATCGTCATTTTTAAAATTTGTCCACTGATCATATATTTCTTGACTCGACATTATATATGATTTCGTTTTATAATTTTTTTGTTGAGTTCCAATCCATGTACCTAATATATTATTTCCATTATTTTCATCATGTTTATTTGGGCGTTTTTGATTTTCGTCTATATATTTTTTTACTTGATCCAAATTATTATTCCATTCTTCTTTGTTTGATATAAAATATTTTCTATATATATCATCATTAATGAATTCAGTCCATTGACCATATATTTTTTGATTCGACATAATGTGTAATTTTGTTTTATAATTTTGTTGTTGGTCACTAATCCATTTACCCAATTTTTTTATTTCTTTATTTTTATCACATTCTGATGGTCTTTTATTATTTTTATTAATATAGCACTTAATTTTATTTAAATTATTTAACCATTCTTCTTCGCTTGATTGAAAATAAATTTTATATTTATCATCGTTTATAAAATTCGCCCATTGATCGTATATTTTTTGATTCGACATAATTTGTTTTTTCTTTTTATAATTCGTTTGTTGTGTACCAATCCATTTTGCCAGTGTTTTAATTTCTTTATTTATATCATTATATTGTGGTCTCTTGTTATATTTTTCAATATATTGATTAACTTGTTTTAATTTACGTAACCATTCATCTTCGTTCGAAAGAAAATATATTTTATATTTGTCATCACCAATGAAATTTGTCCATTGATCATAAATTTCTTGATTCTTCATAATGTATGATTTCATTTTATAATTTGTTTGTTGAGTACCGATCCATTTTCCTAATATTTTGATTTCCTTATTAACATTTGTGTAATATGGTCTCATATGATTTTCATCAATATATTTTTTAACCTGCTCTAATTTCCGTTCCCATATTTCGCTACCATTTTGTAGTACACCCATATTGTTGTAAATCATTTCATATCTAAATTCCATCTCATCATTATTTTCAATATTTTTGTCAACTTTTTCAATTTCAACATATCCATAAAGTGATTTACTTTCGTATGATTCCCGAATACGACTATCATTCTTCGCCATCACTTTTAAAAAATTACTAATATTATTTTCATCTTCTTTTGTTGTAAATGGAAGAACAATTTTAGCATACGTTTTATTTGGATGCAATCGTAAAGCTCTACCAATAATTTGTATTAAAGTTTCTCTTTTACTTGGTAAATGTAATAATATAACACCTTGAGTATTTGGTGCATCAAATCCTTCACATAAGACTCTAACATTAATTAAGAACGGTATTTCATTATTTTTGTATCGTTTAACGATGTCATTTCTGGAATTCTTCGATGTGTTACAATCTATATATTCAGCGGATTTATTTTGAATCTTATTGAATAATTGATAGAATGCATTACCTTGTTTTCGTGATTCACAATAAACAATCATCGTACGATAATTATTAAGTAAATATTCACATAATTTTGTGTCTCCATCTTTATCTGAAAAAATTGGTATATGTATGGTGTAATCGCATAAATATCCTTTTTCAATCATTTCTCTTATGTCTTTTTTATAATATAAAAATCCATCAACTTCATCAATTGTCGCTGACAAATAAACATTGTTATTATATTTAGTTAAACCTTTTATGATTTTCATATATTTTTCTTTACACATTTCGTCTTCAGGATCATCCTTAGTATCCTCACTAGATGTATCATCTAATGAATCATTTTCATTTTCGTTTTCATTTAATTGATCATCATAATTGTTATTTATAATATCATTAAAATTAACAACTACTAAATCATATAGTGGTTTATCTAGTGGTTTATCTAGTGGTTTATCTAGTGGTTTATCAAGTGGTTTATCAAGTGGTTTATCTAGTGGTTTATCTAGTGGTTTATCTAGTGGTTTATCTAGTGGTTTATCTAGTGGTTTATCTAGTGGTTTATCTAGTGGTTTATCTAGTGGTTTATCTAGTGGTTTATCTAGTGGTTTATCTAGTGGTT